TCGAACCAATGAGCTACAAGCAGCTTCAATGCATGTATCAAATCATCCGGCACATCCGTACCAGCATCGCCGTACCCGGCTATATACTTAACCGTAACCGCCGCCATCCTGTCCTGTGTCGATGGCCATGAATACCCGTACTCCGGCTCAATACGCGGTGGATCTGAATATAATTCCGTTTGATATTCTGCCGCATCCAACGTCTGCTCATCACCGGCGGTGTCATAATATTTAATTGACGTAACCGATTGCACCGGGCCTCGCGGCAGATATATCGTTGTTGGGAACCTATCCAGCCGCAACTCAATCGTCTGTGTAATCAATGCCCGCCCGGTCAGGTGTTCCGTTGTCTTTCTGGCAGCTATTATCAGCGCGTCAATATAATCGTCATGGTCAGTAACGGTGATACGCATATGTGTCTTGGCTGCCGCTTTCAATATCGGCTCCGCACTGGGCGCTGTCTCAACTGTCCAACTTCTAGTATCCACCTTTTACCAGCCCCCTCTACAGCCTCCGGGAGTGGCCGTCTTTATAACGGCACACTCTCCCGGAATGGCCGTAGTAATTTCTGGCGCGAGGTATTCAGCCTTACCGGATGCCACCGCATGAGCAGCCTTCATCCACGTCATCATCACAACCCTACCCGATTTTTTAAGTCGAACTTGAACCCCTCGCGCCTTCATTGCTCCCACCTTTTTACCGTAGCTGTATCACTCGCAGCCAATCAACAGCGCACGTTCTGGCAGCATCACTACCAGCCCTAACGGTGATGCTCGGTGTAAGAACTTCTGTTGGGATGTTCGTTATGCTCGTAGCGACCTCCACCCCGTCAAGGTAGAAGTAAACTTTTGTCACTCCATCACAATAGAATTCGTATATGTGATAACTGGTATCCAGCGTGCCAACGGATGAGCTTGTCGTTTCCGAGCTAGCTTTCTCCGTTACGCACGTCGTAGTAGTTACCCCATCAAGGCTCTCGAAATATACGCCATCGCTTAATGCCGTTGCATGCGATGTGTCAACATTGGTTAGCGTGGTATCGGTTATACAAAGTCCGGTAACAAGATCAACCTGTGTTGCGTCATCAACCTTTAACTTGATACCAAAATACGTTGGCTTGTCCGCTTCCAGCCCAAACGCCTCACCCTTTAGCTGCATATTGATACCATCATACTCACCGCCGGCGGTTGTAATTAAAAGCTCACCGCCTGCAACTGTGTTCAGAACGGCGCTTGTCGTGCCCGCCCCATCCTCTGTCATCGTGCACGTCCACTCGGACGGATCGTGCGTTGTATCATCTTCTGGAAGTGAAACGAAATCCTGAATGTACTTGATAACATTCGGCCCCCAGGCATCTACCCAACGCCGTCTGTGCGTATCCCAATATACCTTCGCTCCGCTTATTACCTGTTCGTGCCACATGGTCTTATTCTCCTTTCGCCCCGTAGGGCGTCCGGCCCGGATGTCCGAGCCGGACGAAAGGTACTATTACGTTAGCACGGTAATTGGAATATCCTCTGCATAGCGCGGATTCGTCAAAAGACAGAATGTCGCACCATCAACAGCCGTGCTATCAACCTCGGTGAGCACAAAGCGACAGTAGCTATCGCCACTTGTCAACATGCTCGAATCAACCCGGAACTCCCATATTTCGTTTGCTCCGGCTGCAATAGTCTGCCCTGATGTGCTAACCGCCGTCCACGCACCGAACGTATCGGTGGTTGTCTGCTTACGATACTCGAACGCTATGGCCGTGTTAGTCGTGGGAGTGGTATCGTCACAACTCTCACAAGTGACAGTTGCAGTTCCTACCGCACCATCGAGTTTCTTGACAATCAGATACGCCTCGCGGTAATTCTTCATGCTGAAAATATCAGTCGTGATATTCCCGGCAAACATATCACCACCATCTGCCTGTTCGCTGGAAGTTACTATCATCGGAATATGATGCTGTTCTTTGAAATTACTCAAAATACACCTCCCTTTTATTAGGCTCTTGTAGCCAGTGCGACAAACGGCGATACGGTTGCACTACCCTTGTAAGGCGTCAAAGCACTGCTCCACGAGGGCTGCCCATCGGCTCTGAATACAAACCGGAATGCCGTTTCGTCATAATCAAATCTGATATGGATACTCGTAGCGGCCTGAATCCCGCCCTTTGTGGCGAGCATATATTCCCTGAAATCGCCGAATATAATATCGCCGACAGTACCAAGTGCGGCACACTGTTCGATAGGATACGCCGGGCGTCCGAATATCGTGGCATACGGAACGCCGGATATCCCACCAGCAGGCATCCAGACGGGTGTTCCGCCGGAGCCGGTAGGAATGTAAACCTTGCGCAGTTCAGGCTCGGTTTCGGCGTTATATATCCATACGCCCCTACCTCTCGAAATAGGCCACACACGCGAGTACATCTTATTCAAGTTGTTATAGACGATGGTAGCAGCCGTCTGGCCGGGTTCCTTCGCCTGGCTAACAAGGCACGGCGCGTTAAGAACACCCAAAGGCATACCAGCACCGGAACCGTTGATAATAGCATCATCCATCTTGAACCCAATTTCCTCGCCAGCCTTCTTCGTTACAAACGAACCAAGAGCAGATGTATCCTGAAGCAGCTCATCGGTCACATAGACCAAAACAGTGAGCTTGTTCAGGGACAGCTCTAACTGCTCCAACTCGAATGTGCTTGATTCCTTTTGAGCCGCTTCGCAAGTCCAGTATCCACGCAACGGACGCGAACCATCCGCACGACTCGAATGAACGACCTTCGGCATCTTCATACTGTTTGCGTTGCTACTTATCGTGATGTTGTCACACATGCCCTGGAGGATCCCGGTCTCATGTGCAATATCCATGATCTTGGTTGTGGTATCAGTACCAACCGCAAACCCGCCGCCGCTAGGTGATCCCTCACTCTGCCCGCTTGCAGCTCTAATCTCTACACCAGCAGGGTTGCCGTCACGAACCTCCTGAAGGAACTTCCCAAACTCTGCCGCGCTGTTCTTCGACCTATCCTCGCCAACGGTAATCTTCTCCGCTGGCTTGCCGTCGTTACCCTCCGGCTTGACCGGCTCATGTGGCGAAGCATCCAGGTAGCTCTCACGCTCCTCTAGCTTCTCCAGCCGGTCAATCATTCCCTTGAGTTCGGTCATCCGCTGTTCGTTTTCGTCAAACTTCTTTTCGCTGCCTTCCTCCTTCCAGCGCAACTGACCACCCTCATCTTCACTTACAAGCTCCTTGTTTTCGGCAAACAGCTTGTTGAACTCATCTCGAAGCTCTTTGAGCTTCTTCGCATCAAACATCTTCCGCCTCCCATCATCCCAATAACGTCATCATCCTCCGCAACCGCAGGCGGATCATGTCATGCTCCCGAACCTTCAGAAGCCCCCCATCATCCACATCGTCCCTGCTATCAGACCCATCTGGATCGGATACAAGTATGCGTTCACAGATTTCCATTGCCCTCTTAATGGTATCTCTCTCGCCATCGTTCAGGGTTAAACCCCGATGCCCCTTTGCTACCACACGCCGCATTTCCTGCATGTCAACGCCCATAATCCCAAGCATCGACCGTACATCCACACTGGTCTGTGGATAGGCCGGGAACGTAACGTAAGAAATATCCAGCAGAGGGTTAATCTTTTCGAGCACGCGGATAGGTTCATCCAGCGTGCCTTCCCATCTCTCTTTCTCAACGTAGAACTGTATGCTCGCCTGGTTAAGATCGCCGCGCTTGACGAGCTCCATCAGGCCGCGGGCATACTCTACATCAGGCGGATAATTCTCCGCCTGCAACCCCTTCTCATCCTCCCATAGTTCAAGCGTCCTTTTCCCGTTGGATAGTTTCTTGCTTTTCGTCCTACCCATTAACAGGTTAGAATCGTGATTGATAAGCGCCCGCGTATCGCCGCCTTTTAACGCCCGGGCGAAAGCGCCTTTTTCTATCTTCTCCCTGAAGCTGAATATCGGATCGGATAGCTGTTCGAACACCGCCGCAGTTGACCGGATAACCGGCAACTCATCATCGTCCGACTTCTCTACACTCGCCCTCGTTAATAGCACGGAACGGGTTTCTAAATATGCCTGCTTTTCCTCCCCCATCACATCCTCCCATCACTCCGGCACAATCGTACATTCACAACCGTCATGTAGGGGCGGATGGATTTTCGCCCCGTACACATGCATCGTTCCGCCAGAGGTTGTTATATCCTCGTCTGATACAAACGGCTCGTTTCGCCCAACTACCTTGCCGTCAAGATCCTGGCAAAACGGACAAGGATCGCTGCCAGTTGCATACCACATAAGCGCAGCACCAGCAGAAAAGAACACAACGCTTGCAACGGCATCGCCCAGTCTCACCCTCTCATCACGGGCTATCTTATCCGCCCTCGTTTCATCCCATTCATCCATCCTGGCGATAATCGCCTCGCTCTTATCTTCGATATCATCGGAATCAAGTATCTTGTTAAGCTGCCCCAATGAACTGCTTATATGCCGCTTCGCATATGTGCCAACGTATTCCTTTGTGAACTTGTCGACTTCTTTTTTGATATCATCGTCAACAGTCACTTCTTTCGACGCCAGCCGAGTAACTTCTTCGGAATAGGACGCTGCTACCGGGGAATAATTGCTAACGATATAATCGCGCTGATTGCCTTCGTAAAACTCGTTCAACCATTTCTGAAATTCTTTTTTGCCCCTAGTCCCTAGCTTGCCGATGTTATCCTTTATCCGCCGCACTTCCCGCGTTACAATACCTTCTGCAACCTGTTTAATTAATCGCCCATATGTGCCCCGCAAGCGGACACGGGCAGCAGCGCCTTTTGCCCGGACCTCCGACCGCTTCTCTTTCGAACTGAACGTAGCAGCCGGAGCGCCTTCGGGAATAAGATTCGCCGGAGTGTAGAACGTATCCCCGCCCTTACGCGGGTTGCGATTCTCAATCTCTCGCCATTCGTTAGGTGATATAGCACCGTTCATAAGTTCTATCTGCAACGCCTGTGCGCGTGTCATCCGATCACCGCGCAGCAGGGAATCGACAAGGAATTCAGCGAAGTGGTTATCATCACCATCAAACAGCCGCATCTTCATGTGCTGTTCCCAACGAACTAGATAAGGCCGCAGCGTATATATCACAAACTCCAGTGCCTGCTGTTCAATATTCGCCCATGTAGCACGGCCTAACTGTTTAATCATGTGCGGCGGCATATTAAAAAACCGCGCTATATCCTCATCCTGATATTTGCGCAGCTCCAGGAATTGAGCATCTTTAAGAGGCATGCCGGTCTGGTTGTACGTCATCCCTTCTTCCAGAATCCCCAACTTCATCGCGTTACTCAAACCGGCATGCCGTTTATTCATCCATTGCTCTAAACGTGCGAAAGCCTTATCGCCTAACTCTGCTGGATGCTGAAGGACGCCGCTGAAAGAAACCCCATTCTTATAGAACGCTGAACCAAACTCCTCTGCCGCTACTGCCAGCCCTAGAGCGTTACGGGCACATCCAATACGTGACATGCCCTTCAATCCATCAAATCCAAAACCGGGGATATGCAGCACCTGTTCAGCGGGGAATTTCCTGACAGTGCCATCGTCTAGTTGCAAGTAGTAATAGATGCTCCGATCGCCGGAGTTAGGATTAAACTTGTCACCGCGAAATACACTTACCCTATTAGCAGGCCAGGGCCAGAGTGCAACGGGCTTGCCCTTTCTATCACGTTCAATCCATGAATAGCAGTTGCCCCACAAGAGCAGCCAACCCATCTGTGTTTCTCGCCAGGCCATAGAAGTTATTTCGGGATTCGGTCTGTCATGTAACAGCTTGTAAACAGGATGATCCGGCGCTCGTTCTTTCCCCCGCGGCTTTAACCGCCTGTAAACCGGTAGCGATAAAGACGCCACCGTTTCAGCTAACACCGAGACACAGTTATGCACCGACGCTATCTGCAAAGCGTTTTCTTCAGTAACATTCACTCCGGCTTTCGCCTGGTAATATGTGCCGGTATCGTAATATCTGTCATCGGCAGGATTCAACCCACGCAACTCCAGCGCCGCCCTTTTTAGCCGTTTCAAAAAGCCGTTTCCCCTCATCATCAACCTACTTCCCTAACCCCTCGACTTTCATATACGCTATCTTTCTTAACCTCTACTCGCCGCCTATACCCATCAAGCGCCTCTATCAGGGCAACCATAGGATCTATACGTTGGGTTGATTTCGATTTTGTCGGTTTGATGTTGCCCGCTGCATCCATGTCGATAACAAGATTGCTTGCACACCAGTTCAACAACGGGTTGTTCCCGTGATGCAATTGCTTCTCCAGATACAGAACCTCGAGGTACTTGGTCGGGGCATTCATTGAAACAAAGCCCTGCCCCATATCGACCATCGTTAACCCCTCTTTCAACAAATTCTGGATGATATAAGTCGAGTTGTACCTGTCGTACATAATCTCTTGGATATTGTATTCCGCTGCCGATTCCATCACTTTCAACTCTATGGCCTGGTAATCTATCGTTTCCCCGCCATTCGTAGTCGTTGGTATTAACCACCCATCGCGTGCAAATTGGTCGTAAGGCACGTTGTCCTGTTTCGCCCGTTTCTCTAGCTGCTTCGCCGGACACCAAGCCCATCCGATAGTCTTTACCGATCCATCCTCGAATGGGAATACTAGCCAGTACGCGGATAGGTCTGTCGTACTGGAGAGGTCTAGCCCGCCGTAACATTTGCGGCCCTTTAGTTCCCCGTAATCCACTGGCCCGCCAGGATGCCGCCATTTGTCCATGTCGATGAACTTTGTCGCATCGCTTAAACACTGGTTGAGCCGCAACCGCCGGAACATATTTACTTCGCTTGGTTTCTCCTTCGCCTCTATGAACATCGCCCGCATGCGGTCGATATTGAAAATGTGCTCCGGCCCGTCGCCCATTGAAGGATTCGCTTTCTTCCAGTTTTCCTCGTCCTCCCAATCCTCCTCCAGCGGCAATGAATAAATCACCGGCAGCACTTCGGGGTTGTCCACCGTGCCGTTTAATATCTGTTCGCAGTAGTCGTGCTCCTCTTTCCAGACTGTCGAGTCCTCCCCGCCGGCGGTTGTGATAACGAATAGAATCGGTTGGCTCCGGGCATCCATCGAACCTTTTGTCAGGACTTTCCAAAGGCGATCGTTTGGCTGTGCGTGCAATTCGTCGAAGATAACTCCATGAGCATTGATGCCGTGTTTCGTCTTTACGTCCGACGAAAGCACACGATAAAACCCCGCCGATGACGGGGCCATGATACGTTTCGTAGAATCGACTATCTTTAATTTGCGGTGTAACCGTTGATCCTGGCGAACCATCTGCTTCGCAACATCGAACACCAGCGATGCCTGTATCTTGTCGCACGCCGCTGAATACACTTCCGGCCCCGCCTCGCCATCCGCTCCAAGTAATTCCAGCGCCACACCAGCAGCTATTTCGCTCTTTCCATTCTTTTTCGGTATGCAGATGTAGCACACCCGGAACTGGCGCAGCCCGGTATCGGGGTTGATTATCCCATATAGCGGACGAATAACCTGATGTTCCTGCCAGGGTAACAAGTAGAAACGCTGTCCACCCCAACGCCCCTTTGTATGTGTAAGATATTCCTGAAAGAAATGAACGGCACGATCGGCACGCTCTGAGTCGTAGTTCGGGTTTTCTAGATACCAAAGAGGATCCTCGTATTTCGTTCCTACGAACGGCCCTTCCCACATCCACGCCTCAATCTAAAAAATCATCGTCATCGCTGCCCGGAACCACAAGCCCCGACCGCGAAGAAGGTGTCAAACCGAACTCACTAGCAAGCGATTTTATGTTCTTCAACGCCTCGTTTTTCATCGTTACCGCTGGATGCTTGCTCACATATCCAGTATTTGTTGCCGTTGTAACCCCTTCTTTCTCAATAATCTGCATCGCCCTACGGTAATCAGACACGCTCTGGCAGTAGCAAGCGAAGGTTTCACGGTCTGCAAACGTCAATAATCCCATCTGTTTAAGCACCGGAGCCAACCGTTCCCACACTTTGTGAGCATAGTTATCCAACCACTTCGGACAGACTGGAGCCTTTGGTTCTAGTTTCGGCTCATTCTCATTCAACGGCCGCTTGCCGGGATTGCCCTCTAACACCTTTAGCGCGGTAGGTTTAGGTTTCGTTCCCGGTTTCGCCATAACTGCATACCCTCTTGCTCTAACTTGCGAAAATTCACGCGTTGCTGCGC